CTCTATAATCCTTTGGCTTGGCACTATGTTTATTAAATGATTTCTTTGCTCTACCTCGTTTCCTTGATCCGAAGGACACCTTTGTTGAACTCCCAGTCTTCGCTTTTGCCATCTTCTTTATATATTTTAACTATTATTGACTCATCTCTAATCTGCTGACATAACATTGCAGTTCCTCCTGCGTTAGCTAACTCCTCTAAAAACACCATTTGATCCGAAGAAAGTCTGTCACCAATGGCCTTAATCTCGCAGCAAACAAAGTGGCCATACTTTTTACTATAGCCAATGATGTCAGGAACTCCTTTCTTACCAATGAATGCTCTACCTCTAACTGCTAGGTTATTATTCCTCCATACCTCGCATCCATTATCTTTTAGATAATCCATCATCATCTTCGTTAAGTCACTTGCAGATATGTAAGCCATGAGTCAAAGTTAATATATATATTTAATATACATTAGTACCACCTTATCAATTCTTCTGTTGGCATCTTAACATACTTGATTCCATCCTTTACTTTTATCTCACCAACTCGCCAGTATCTCCTTGCTTTAACCCTTAAGAACTCTGCTCTTATAAAAACTATTCTATCCCTTAAATCAAGGTTAAATGCAAAAAACTCTGCTCTTGTGTCACTTATGCCACTAGGTTCACCATTATTTTCGTACTCAAGTAAGAAATACTTTTTCTTTAGTGCTTCTGTTTGATGAATAACAATAACCTTGGTGCTCTTAGCGAATAGTTTAATAGCCTGGTAAGTTCCATCCTTAGCCTTGGCCTCTTCTATCTCAAACTTTCTCCTGTTTCTATACCCTTTGGCCATTTCTTAATTGTTATTGATTCTCTAATCTCAAAGTAATCTACATCGTTTAGTTCAGATAGCAAAAGGATTTTTAGTACTTGCATATCTGCATAGTCTAGCTTCATCTTTTGTTCTCCAATCTTAACTACAAACCCATCTTCAATATCTTTAATTAATCCTGCTTCTTGGCCTTGTAGATAATCAGCCCATTCGCTATTGTTTGAGTATAAGCATAGTCTTTTATTATCCTCATACTTTAGGTCGTAGTCATGCTCTAATCCTTCCCCATAATTGTTGCTTACATACACTTGTTTCATTTCTTTCGTTTTTGGTTTTTAATAATAGGTTTAAATGTTTGTTCTTTTCTTTTATCACTCATGTAAAGTAAATCAGTAATATGCTTAAACTCCTTCTTTACTTCCTTGGTAATATCTGGATGCGTATTAATCCTGTTAATCACATCCTGCATTGGTATAAATGTTTCGTTATGCATAATCTTCAAATTTCATTGTTTCAGGTAAGAATCTTAATGCGATGTTCTTAGTTGATCCATGTCTGTTCTTTTCTACCTTGACTATTGTTAAATCATTGGTAGCATATTCTTTACCGCCAATTTCAATAGGCTCTGTCATCTCATAGTAAGCAGGTCGCATAAGCATAATAACTGCATCAGCATCTTGTTCAATAGAACCTGATTCCCTTAAATCAGATAACTGAGGCATCTTATCACCCCTTTCTTCTACCCTTCTGCTTAATTGAGATAGGGCGATAATAGGTACTTCCAACTCTTTAGCCAAGGCTTTAAGGCTTCTACTTATGTAGCTAACCTCTTGCTCTCTGTTTTGGTTTGATTTGCCTGTACCACTCATAAGTTGGAGATAGTCTATAAAGATTACCTTAATTCCATACTTTTGTTTCAAGATGGTGGCTTTTGCTCTAAGTTGTGTAACACTAATACCGCCCATATCTTCAATATGTATGGGGGAAGTCAATAACAAGTCATCTGTTTTGAGAAGCACCTTCCTTTGTGCATCATCAATAGTATTCATTCTAAGCCATTTTAAGGGCAGTCCAGAGCTAATTGACTCTAACCTTTCAACTAACTGTTCGGAGCTCATTTCAAGGCTAAAAACGGCCGTAGGAACGCTATCTAAACAAGCTAGTTGGTAGATACTAGAAAGCATAAAGGCGGTTTTACCTGCTCCTGGCCTTGCAGCTACGATTACTAGGTCAGGCTTAACCCATCCGCATAAGGTATTGTTTAGCTCATTAAAACCTGTGTTATAGCCCAATAAACCTCCTTTTTGAGCCATATCACGAGAATAATTGATTGATAAAATAATATCTTCCATCATCTTCTCGTAGATATTCCCAAACTCTTGTAGGTTTATTAGTTTTTTGGATACCTCAGCCATAAAGTCCATGGTTTCAGCCTCTCCGTTAGTCGCCCCAACCACAAGCTCTCCACCCAGCACCACCAACATCCTACGCTTATATAGTTCTATTATTAATTCTATGTGGGTTTCTAGGTGAGCAGTTGATACTACATCCTTGGTCATTTCAGAAAGGTAGTAGGCATTAACTTGATCCGTTTGTTTAGCATCTATAATTCTTTGGTATAGGGTAGTGATATCTATGGGTATATTCTTATCATACATCTCCCTAATTGTCTTGAATACAAGCTTATGTTTATAGTCATAGAATATATCCTCTTTTAAGTAGTTGATTACTAATGACAATGATTTCTTATCTATAAGCAACGATCCTAGAATATTCCTCTCTACCTCTAGGTTTTTTGGTAGGTTTTGTACTTGAATCATTTTATTAGTTTTATGTAAATGTCCTTGTATGGGTATAATGCTACAATTTCATCGTTAATTAATAATACAATACTTCTGCCTTCAAAGGCGATTTTATCAGCCATTATCTCTTCTTTTATTGTTAAGTCTTCATTAAAGACTAAATACTTGTTCATTACTTTAGTTTTATTTTGGTGTTTTGTGTTGTAATAGGTTCAAAGTTCTTAGAGTTTTTAGTCCATGTAGCTATCCTTCTACTTATGTCAAAGAATTTTTGGTCTTGATATCTCATTTTACCTTTAGCATCTGCTTCTGTCCAGTAAGATAAAAAAGAATCATATTGATTGCCTAGTTTATCTTTAAACTCATCTACTCTAGAAACAAAAGATTGTTTATCGTTATATATCTTATTAGGTATTATATCTATATTATTAATAACTATATTATTATGTGCCAGTTTTTCGGCTGAGGGGTTAGCCGATTTTCTGGCTGAGGTGGGTTTGTTTTCTGACCTAGGTATCTCTATGTTAATTACGAGTGATCTAAAGTCAAAATCACCATTTTCTTTTAGCTTAATAATCCTTCCTAATATTTTCATATCCTCAAGCTTCTTAAGATGGTCTTTAATCGTAGATTCACCACAATCTAAACACTCACCTAAATATCTGTTTGATGCAAAGCAATAGCCTCTTTCGTTACTTAAATTAGATATTAAAGCTATTAATAACTTCTGCTTATCTGTAAGCACCTTGCTTAATAAAACCTGTGCAGGAAGGACTGCAAACCAATTATGATTCATATAAATAAAAAAAGGGCTTCAGACTTACAGGAAATGCGACTTCCTGTTCATCTTCCACCCAATAAACTCTTTTTTGTAATGTCGCATATTACAGAGCAAATATACTAAACTTCCTTAGATATCCTAAAAACCACCTTCCTATTATCCACTATAAATCTCTTACGAGCAATAGGGTTTAATGATTCACGAATCACTTGTGAGGCTATCTTTGTCTTACGACTAGCTGCTGCTGCCGACTTAAATAACACCTCTTCTTTAGTGTCAGTATAAACCATTCTAATTGGTATCGAGTTCTCTAATCCTTTAATCTCCTGTGACATCTGATTTTGGTTTAAAATGGTTTTTTAGGCCCTTGATGAATGATTGGTTTGTAGCATGGAAATCCCTTTTAGAAAAATACTCCTCATCTATCTTACCGCCATCCATGGCATTGGGGTAAACGAGTATGTCATCGTCATAAAAGTTCCTAACCAAACTACTGTCGTATAGTACGACTTTCCAAATAGTGTTGGTGTCTGTTCCGTAATCAATCCATGCGATTGCTTTTCCATAGCCTAGTGGGGTTAAAACATCTATTGTTTGTTCTAATTGTAGTATCAAAATAGTCGTTTAATTGATTTGATTTTAAAATATAATTCCATAACCACTAGCAAAAAAATCGCTAGTGGTACTGCTACTAAAAAAAACTTAATCATTCCTAGTGTTTTCATAATCTTTATTTATAAACTCGTTATATAAATCTTCTATAGTTGTACTAAGGTTATAATTTTCCTTTACATAATAACCAAAATTTATCATTTTGCCTATAGGTGTGTTTGAAAAATCTTCAATTATATATTCAGGATATTTTTCCCTTAGTATTTTTAATAAATTATTGTCCATGGTTATTTCTTTAAGGATATTTTAAATGTGGTTGTACTAAACTTTGGAGCAGGATAAATCATCTCTCCAGTTTCAGGATCAACCAATGGCTCTTTAATAGTCTTAAGTAAAGACTCTCTTTCCTTTTGCTTAAACTTAATAGCTTCTAGCTCTTGGTTATACTTAAGCCATGTATGGTCACCATCATAGGCATACTTAACCCCTGATTCGATTCTACTAATCTCAGCATCAAGCACGATTGCCTTGCCTTGAGGATGCAAATCCAACTGACTAATAACATCTTCTTTTAATTCAGCTCTAATCCCTTCTAGCAACTGTACTAATGCCTCTGCTTTAACAAGCATCTCAAGGGGGTTCTCGCCTGTTTCCCTAAAGTGTGTTACAACTACTTGCTTTAATAGTTCTATGCTAAATTTGGATGGTGTAATTGAATTTAATTCAATCGATGGTAGTAAATTACTCATGTTATTTCTTTTTTGTGGTTAACGATTCTTTTTTAGCGGTCATTAATTTCATTAATTGTTGGTCTTTTTCTATATATTCCTTATTTGAAAAAAATATATCAGTCAAGTCCTTCATCCTAGCAGCCGCTTGAATGTCCTTAATGATGCTTTCACAATCTACCTCAACAGGTATCTCTTCTGCTACCACCTCGACTACTTTAGGTTTTTTGGTAGGGGTTTCATCCCTAGCGAAATCCATTTCTTCAGCAGGTGTCGCTTCGAATCCAGCAGCCTTCATTAACCAAGCAAGTAAGTTCCTATAAGCCTTACCAATCGCCCTTGTTTGTGCCATAGATAAAATGGCATACTCATCAAAGAAACGCTTAGTCTTTTCCTTGTTAGAACATAAAGCAATGCCTGTTGCTACCAACTGACCACTTGTAATATTACGAACCTCACAGGTTGCCATGTACTTAATCTCATCATCTTTAGATAGCTCAGTAGTAAGTGTTATGATAGGCATTAATCCTAGTGAAGCACCAGCAAATTGCCAACCTTCAACATTCACGAATTGTTTACCTTGTATGTTACTTGAGAGTCCTTTTTCTTTTATCAACTGAGATAATTCAGTTGAAAGTTTAAGCATCGAATCCTTGTTAATTATATTATACGAAGGATTAATTGTTTGCATTTCCATTTTGTAGGGATTTTTGGTTGATTAAATTTTGTGTAAAGAACATTGCTTCACGAACAGGATAAACATCCCATAGCTCTACTAAAGCTTTCATTAGGATTAAATTGTTCTGTGAATAGTTGATGTTGTGGATGATTTTAGCAATAAACAATCTTTGTTCCTGCTCATCCCATTTTGAAAAATCACTCATAGTTTTTGGTGTTTTGATTATAAAATATTGATTAGGTTTTGTATATCTGTACTAACTAACTCATCTACATCGGATTGGTCTTGGATAGATGCTATGCCATGCATAACAGTACTATGATCCCTACCAAACAAATCTCCAATAGCTTTAAGCTTTAGCTTAACCCTGGTTCTAATTAAGAACATAGACATATGCCTAGCCATTACAATAGTTCTGTATCTTTTCTTACCTCTAATATCTTCATTAGTGATATTGTAATAGGTACAAACCTTGGAGATAATCTCATTGGCAATAGCCTCTCTTTGCCTAGGGTTTAGTTTAGTTCTACGAACTGATGGTATAGCCCAGTAGTTTATTTCTCTATTCTTGATGTTCATAAATAGAGTTTTTAAGTTGTTCAATCTTCTTACTATAAAAGGCCTCTATAATCTCAATCATCTCCTCATCAGCCTTGGCCAAACGAGTTTTTATTAGGTATGGTGAATAGCCTGTTACCTCACAAATCTTTTTTATATCGCCATACTTAAGTAAGGCACGATAATCTCTAATCAGCATTTTTTAGTTTTTTATATAGTTTATAATGTCTATCAATGGAACGCATAGCTCCTTCGATAGATGTGAAATAATCGCCTCTCCAGTAGTAGAACTTATCTAGGGGTTTTTTGCTATCCCAATGAATAAACATACCACGATAGAGGTAATCCTTTTTAATCCTTTGGGCATCAATGGTCACCATGAAGTAATCACGGAGGCCTTTTTGTTTTAGATGTGATGGGGTTGGGTGCACGATTGCAGATTTTTATTGGGTTATTGAATATCTTGTTTCTAGTACTTGCACAATAGGTTCAGTCTTTACTCCACTAGATATGTTTATGAATCTGTCATAAGCTTTGTCCTTGTTATGACTTAAGCTATTCTCCATAAATAACTCATCTTTTCTAGTGTAATAAATTACTGCTTGTGTTACTGGATTTGTTTCTGTTACGAACTCGAATTTTGCCATGTGTTTAAGGTTTTTGTTGGTTTAAAATATCCCCACTCCCATTGGGATAACCCACTAACGATTATAATTTATTAATTAGTAGGGATAGTATTTTATGTGTTAGGGTAAATCTTATTAAGTTTTTTGTGTCGTTCAAAGTAGCTTTGCGCCCCACGAGATTTTTGTTGGCTCATAATATTCTCGTGATACACAGGATCAAGGAAGGTTTTTGCTTCGTAGTTGTAGTAAACTTGGTCGCCACGACTGAAGTTTTTGCCAGTAAGACTGCATCTGCAATCATACTTGGCGGTGATTAATTCAAAATTCATAGATGGGTTTTTTGTTTTGTTTGGTGAAATTAAGAAGTTTTTGTTATTATTTAAGATTTTTATGTTAAAATATTCACAAAAGTTTTTGGCTGATCCAAACAGATTTTTGTCCGCATAGGGTTTTTGGCAGGTTTTTGCCATAGATTTTTGGGGGGTTTTTGTCGGGGGTTTTTTGCTGGATTTTTGGCCATGGTATAAAATTTATTATTAGTTGCATAAACAACTAATGTTTAAACATTAATGTTATAACATTGATATTTTTTACTTTGCATACTACTTCAATACTTAAAAATACCTTTTTAAGCCTATTTTAAGCCTCAAATTTGCCCTATCTTTTAAAATTGATATAAGGATACCAAAGAAAAAAAATAAGCCTAAAATAAGCCCTATTTTGCTAAGTATTCAAACCAATTTTTAGTAATTGGTTCCCCGTCTAATTGTTTTACTACTTTGTCCGCAATTAACTGTAGTTCACATTTATACAGGTCGGTATAAAATTGTAAAAGATAATCGTTTGCGGGGTTTTGCTCCGCCTCCAATTGCTTAATGATTGCCAATAATTGGTACACGTTCATTTTATGTTTATTTTGGTTTGTTTGTTTGAGGGGATCGAACCCTAAAGCCTCCAAACAGGCCAAACAAAAAAAAGGGGGAACCTTTTACAGTTCCCCGCTATTATATCAACTAACTAACTACAAAACCCGTTTTGTCTTTTTTTGCGTCCCCCTTAGCTTTTAAGCCTATTACCACGTTAACAGGATCAAAATACCGCAAATCTGTTTCGTCCCCGTTTATAACAGGGAACCCGTTCCAATATTTCGGTAGTTGATCCTTAAAAACGATTGCAATATTCCCCCCGTCTTTTAACGTCCTATAGGCGTCCAATTCGTTAACCTCCGACCTTGAAAAAGTTATTTTATAATTGGTTCCTTTATACTTTCTTATATGATTATAATTTTTTGTATAGTCATAAAATAACAGGGAACCGTAAAAAGGATCTAAAAAGTTAATTCCTGTATACCTGTTTAATAGGTCGATATGGTCAATATCAGACGTGCCGTTTAATCTGATTGCTATTTGTTCCCCTGTTTTTATAGTTTTGTCCAAAATATTCATTAATTCATTGGCTAATTGAATATAAAAAGCCTCCCTATTATATCCCCAAAACTTTGTTTTGTTGATCCTTGATAATTGAACATTTGAAAATTTCCCCCGTCCCGCACTATATAAACAGGCTTTTTTACAGCCCTCAGACGCAAAGGGGCAAAGGTTCAAGCCGTCCACAATATTGGCGGGGGCTAAGTACAAAATATAAGTTTTGAGGCTATTTTTTGCCGTTTTTATATTTGTTGATCCCTCGGAAAGTAAATTTTTTACAGGTTTATAACTGTTTGAAATTGGTTTTTGTAGTGTTAAAGTTGACATAAAATAAAGGTTTTGTTTTGTTTATAATTTGTTATTTTGTAGGTATGTTTCTATTTCGTCATATACCGAATTGAATTCGTCCTGTATTTCATCTGTATACGAAAATTGCTCGAATTCGTCCTGATTATAAATATTAGTCATTGAATAACGATATTTTATATCGATAAATTTTTCGGCTAATTCAGAAGCTAATTCAATTAGGTAATAGGTTCCTTTTTCGGTTCCTATTATTGGGTTTTGTTCGTTTGTCATGTTTTTAATATTAAAAGGTTATTTATTTATTCGGCGGACAATTGCCATGGATCGATATTTTTTATATTAGATCTGTTTAAATTAAGGCTATTAACTATAAACTTTGCAAGCTTCTTTTTTGTAGCCTCTTTGCTTAGATCATTGGAACCAATTTGAGTAACAATATAGGAGGGTTCACGGTTCAAAACCCTACTACAGAATTTAACGTCTTGACCTAGGTAAAAACTTTTACCGTATGCTTTTAACGTCCAATTATGACAAAACCCGTAAGTAGTGGAAATTTCAATAGTCATTTTATTTATTTTTAATTATTTGGTGAATTGTTTTGATAAGTACATAAATTAGAATAGATCCTGTACTAACTAGGATAAATTCAAATAAGCTAATTGTTTCCATTTTCATTAATTAAAAGGTGAATGAATAAACGAATTACACTACCTACAAAATAGGTAGATAATCCAATGAATAAAATAGGTAGTAAAGTTTCTGTAATTGTGTACATAAAATAAAGGTTTAAAGGTTATTTAATAAATAATGAATTGATAAAGGATATTGTAAGCCCTAATAACATGGCTTCAAATTGTCCAAACATTGCAAAGAAAATAGAACTACATGCAATTGATACAGTTAAAATAATTAGTAAAGAATTTCTTTTTGTCATTTTGTTTGTTGTTTAATGAGCCATAAAGATAGGGGGAAATATGAAACAAAGTAAAACAATGTTAAAATATATGTTAAAATAAAGTTAATTTGTTTATTTAAGGTTATTAGTATACATTATATAAGTACATACATTATATAAGTAACTACAGTCAATGTATATGTATAGTAAAGTAGTAAATTACTATTATATTGATATTGGTAATATATGGATATAGTTATAGCTTAATTGAATTGATATATTATTAGGTGATCTGTAGCGATTGCATAAACGAGCCTAAACAATCAATAGATTAAAAATACATATTTTTGCCCCTAATGTGCAAAATAGGGGAGAAGGTCAATCAGCTATTTAACATAATAAATATTATGAGATAGGAGGTAGTACCCCCTACCCTATTTTTTCGTGAGTAGGGGAGAGGATCTGCCTTGTGCCCCCCAATATTCTGATATAAAACAATGTTTTTATGTTTTTTCATATTTGGATTCAAAGAATACGAAAGCTGATTTTTTTTATTTTCCATATAACCCATTATAATTTATTATAATATGAATATACCGAAAAGAGAACTAGACAAACGCTACAAACAAGGAACTGATACAGGAGCAATGAGCTTCCATAATGTTGAACTGCCCTTGAAAAGTTATGCTGCACTAAATAAGCCTAAGGGGGATATCCTAACCGATAATATACCAAAGCAAGAGCTAAGGATGATGAGTAGGAAGTCGATGAGGAAGTATGTTAGGAACATGAAGAAGGATGAGTTAAGAAAAGCCAAACTAAAAAACAAGTAATATGAAAGACACAGTAGCCAAGAGAACTTACAGATGTAAATGCGGAACTAACACAGAGGATTATGTTTGGGATAGTTCCATAAGGGAACATACCATCAAGTGCACTAAGTGCGAAAGTGTACTTAGCTTTGACCATATCAAGGTAGAGAAGGTAGTACATATCACATCTATCCGAACACCAACTAAAAACCGATAATATGAATGCAGAGTTTAAAGACATCAGTAAGGAAGCTTTTATCATAGCTTACAAGGAGAATTTTGGCAATATCACCATTGCTTGTGAATCAGCAGGGGTTGGTAGAGGTCAGTACAAGTCCTGGTGTGACAAAGATCCCGAGTTTAGACAAAGACTAGCTGAAATAGAGCCTGAGGAGATTATGCTTGATTTCGGTGAGCATAAGTTAATGGAAAGGATTGCTAAGGGTGATACCTTGGCTACTATGTTCCTTTTAAAAACCAAAGGTAAGCGTAGAGGTTATATCGAAAGGCAAGAGGTTGCTCATGAAGGAGATGTCGTTAAGCAGATTACTGTTAATGTCCTAAAAGCTAACCATGTAGAGGAACTACCAAGTAGTACCCAGCAGTTGGATGGGGATGAAAATGTAATCGAGGATACAGGATTTGTTGTTCCAGCTACAGAAGCTGCTAATATCCAAGATATTCCACTTTATG